AACAACTCAAGTATAAAAATAGTCCCTACTCCAGTTTCAGCACTTACAGTTGAGATACAAACACAGTCATCACCACTTCCTCTAGCATCTGCTACAGGTACGAGTGTGACAACACAGAATTATTTTAGTAATTATTGTTATGAAGCTCTCTTTGCAGGATGCATGGTAGAAGCTACAATGTATATGAAAGATTGGAATACACTTCCCATATGGCAAGGAGAGTATCAAAATGCTATACTAACACTACAGAATCAAGCTAGACGAACTCGACAAGATGATATGGCTGTAGCTGCATCTCCTGCTGGTGCGCCTGATCCTGTATTAATGGGTTCATCTTAGATGGTAAGTAGAGCAAGTGCAAGACAACAAATCATGAAGCCCGGAGATAAGAAGAAAAAGAAAAAAATTAAGAAGGTGATGGGTGAATTTAAAAGAAAGAAGTTAAAGAGTAGCTCTGGTAAAAAAGTTACTAAACGTAAACAAGCAATCGCTATTGCATTAAATAGCAAAAAGAAAAGGAGAAAATAAATGGGTGGACCGATAGCACAAATCCCTACTCCAGTAGATCTGGATAAGGTACTTGGAAGACCAACGGGACAGGGCTATGGTGCTGCTCGTAAAGGACCAAGTGTACAAGGACCAATCGAAGCTGTAAGTGATGAGAAGCCTTCTGAAGGTGAATCTTTTTCAACAAGTCAAGGTAAGAACGTAGGCAACTACGGTCAAACAGGAGGTTAATCATGGCTTTAACAGCAGAACAAGAAAAAGAATTAAAACAATTAAAAACTATTAATTCTCCAGTTCCTAGTCAAAAGAAAAGAATATTAAAGTTACAACAATTAAAAAAAATTAAACGTACTGAACCTCCTAAAAAACCAAAGATAGTTCCTATTACAGATAAATATTCTTTAGGTGAAAAAGGTAAACCATTTGTAGAAAAACCAAAAGTACCTTCGATTGAAAATAAAAAAAATCTTACATCTGGTTCAGTACGTAAACCAACAAAAAAATTAAAGCAACCAACAGATGATAATAAATCTTTTGTTAGAAAGTTAAGAAGTAAAATACGTCAAGATCAATTAGCTAAAATACCTAAAGAAAAAAAGAAAGAACCTCCAGTTAAAAATAAAGGTCCAAAAAGAGTAAACACAGTAAGACCATTTCAAAATCCTTTTAAATCTAATAAAAAAATGAAGGATGAATTAGCTAGACAGAAAAAACTTAAACAAGAAAAAAGAGAACAAAAATTAGCTAGTAGTTTTCCACAAGGTACTGGAGAAACTGTTAAGAGAAAAAAAGATACTAGAAAATCTCCGGGTCATCCTAGTATTAGAGCTAAAGCTCCTGTAGTTAAAAAGAAAGTAATTAAAAAGAAAGTAGAACCTGTAGTTAAAAAGAAAGTAATTAAAAAGAAAGTAGAACCTGTAGTTAAAAAGAACGTACCTGATTATACACCTTCTAGATCAATTCCAAAAAGTGGACCAAAATCTAAAGTAACAGCAGCAGAACAAAAAGCAGCAGATAGTTTTCCACAGGGTATGGGAAGATCTCTTAGTAAACAAGAGAAAGCATTTGCTGATAGTCGTGGTGGTATAAAAAAATTCGCTCCGGGTAAAATTGAAAAAGGTCTTGCAACATTAGGTGGTGGAAAAATGCGAGGTGCTGTAACTGCTTTAGAAGATAGTTATTATAGTGATATTAAAGATAGAATGAGTAAAGAGGGTGGAGAAGTTTCAGAATATGAAAAAAATTATGTTAAAAATTTTAATACTATAACTAATCGTAAAGCTAAAGGTGGCATGGTTAAACGTAACATGGGTGGACCAGCTAAACCTAGAAAGAAAACTGTATTCCGAAGAGGTGGTGGTCAAGCCTTACGAGGATTTGGTAAAGCTACTTACTCTAATAAGATGTATTAAGAATGCTAGGATTAATATATGAAATAAAAACTCGTATGGAAAATACATATGAGTTTAATAAAAAATATAAGAAGTCTGTTACAGAAGGTTATGATGACTATACACTAATAGATCATGATGTTATTAAACCAGAGAAGAAATATTACCCAGATTGGGAAACATGGTTTAAAGCTAATTGTGATTATTTAGTTAAAAAATATAGGTACACATATGGCAGTAAAGCGAAAAAGAAAGCCTAGTAATATGAAAGGCATTACGATTGGTAGGGGGATGAAACGTCCTACTAAGTCTGGTGCTGGTATGACTAAGAAAGGTGTAGCTAAATATAGAAGACAGAACCCCGGTTCTAAACTAAAGACTGCTGTAACTGAGAAGAAGCCTACTGGTAAGAGAGCATCAAGACGTAAGAGTTACTGTGCTAGATCAGCAGGTCAAATGAAGAAATTTCCCAAGGCTGCTAAGAATCCTAATAGCAGACTTAGACAAGCTAGAAAAAGATGGAGGTGTTAACTAAATATAATGTATCTAAGTTCAAACATACCACATTTTAAATGTTGGGTTAGAAAAGAATTTACAAATAACCATCAAGAATATAAAGGAGAATATTTACACGCATTAGCAATAGCAGTCAATACAATACCAGATAGATGTTTAAGTTTTAATATTGTATTTACTGGCTGTGATGAAGAAGAAAATATACATGGTGGCGCAATGTGGGCTAGAATGCCAATAACAGCTTTAATAGCTGATACTGAATTAGAAGAATGGCCTGAACAAATGCAAACTCATCTAGCTCAACCTTGGGACTGCTCTTCAAGAAATCATACAATTATTGCAATGGATCGAGTATCATCAAGTCCTTGGCTTTGTAAAATAGATGGAGAATTTTATACAGGAAGATACATGTTTACAGTTGATTATACAGATAATGCTATAGCTGATGATCCAGCACAACATAAACAGTCACATGTTTTAGAACTTATAGATGCTGGAGAATATACAGGAAATATAATAGCATTACCAAATAATAGAGTTAGAGTTACAAATCCTGCTTTGTGGGTTACTGGAGAAGGCGCACCAGATTTTGCACCAAGTCAGTATATTCATTCAGCAGAAATAGATAATAGTTATATGAATCCGAATATTACTTTTAACAATCTTTATGTGGAGAAGAAAAATGGCAGGAAGAAAAAAAACTAAATATATGTCTAAAGGCGGTGTTGTAAAACGTATGGGTGGTGGCATGGCTAAGAAGACTAAATACAAATCTAAGGGCGGTGCTGTTAGAAGACGTAGAGGCGGTAAAGTTAAGTAAATGCCTAAGTGTAGAAACTGTGGTCATGACTCTCATTGTGGTAATCCACTAAGTCAGACTATTTCTCAAACTTTATCTGGTATAGGTGGAACTAAGGTAGAAGTTTGTAAAACATGTAGGTGTGAGAAGTGTTCACCTAAAACTGATTGGG